TTTTATTCCATCGCCTTTTTCTTGACTAAGAACAGGCTGATAGTAATTGAATTCTGCTCGTTCTTGTCTGTTATTCGGATTTCCATTTACATACTTGTCTACAAGTACGCCCTCGACTCTTTCTAGTTCTGAAATTTCGGAATTGCTTATAACTGTTCCTTTTTCAGCTATTGTATAGCTACCAACAGTTATGGCATATGGCATTCTATTTAAGTATTTTATGCTCATAGCTTCTCAATTCTTATAAGCTAAAATTATTTGTTTGCACATTCTGCTTCTGACAATATCACTGTCCAAAAAGCGAACAACTTCTATACCTTCAATACCCTCTAATCGGTTTACTGCATCTAACAACCCACTGTCTGGAATGTCACTCTGATCATCGTCTCCGCTAATAATCATTTTTGTGTTGCGACCAATACGGCTCAACAACATCTTCAACTCCATTTTTGTGGCATTTTGAGCTTCGTCTACCAATACAATAGCATTGTCAAAAGTAGCACCTCTCATAAATCCTAAAGGACGAGGTTCGATAGCCTTACTTTTCAATGCATATTCGTAAAATCCTTTACCCAGTGATCGAGAGAACACTTGATCAAATGGATCCAAGTAGGGTTCATACTTTTCTTCCAAGGTACCAGGTAAAAATCCCAATCCTCGGCCAGTTTCTACATTTGGTCGGGTTAAAATGATCTTGTCTACACGACGGTGGAACAATTCACTTGCAGCATAACTTGCAGCCACATAGGTCTTACCTGTGCCTGCACTACCAACACCAAAGACTATATCACTGGTTTTTATAGCATTTAAATACGTTTCCTGTATATAATTTAGTGGTTTTACTTCCCTGAATTCTGTTTTAGTTAAAAAACTACTCTCAGGAGCTTGACTTACTGCTCGACGAGCTTTCTTGCCACTGTTATTTGCCATAGATTTTGAAGGTTAGTTAGTAAACACTTAGCGAAGAAAGTTTCCTTCTGCTAAGCGGCGACGTGTCAATCCTGGTAACACAATACCTTGTGCTTTGTTCCACTTTTGTATCTCGTGATAGGCGCTTTCCCAGTCGGATTCATTTACTCGCTTACGAAGAGTGCTTATTCGATAATTACCAAGACCACAATTGTAACAAAAACTGATAATGGCCGCCAACCTTCTGGGCGGCTCATTTGCTAAACCTGGACTAAGACCCATTGCTCCTGCGACAAATTTGGTCAACATACTCTCAAACCGTTCGTCTGCTTGTTGGCGTGTCCACACCAAACCGGGCACAATGTCAGGTCCTGTAGTGCCCCAGCCTATTGTCCAAGGATGTCCTGCTTTAAGTAGTTCCGCAGGACCCATTTGAGCTGCTTGAGCTTTTGAAATGAGGCCGCGACCTAGTGGGCTCGCGGGGTCTGGATAGCTCTGACAGTCACCATTTGGTAGCTTTTTGTGATAGCCTTCAAATGGGTGTAACAGAGCATCTGTACAAAGTTTGACGGCTTCTTTACTCATGACCCACTACGCTTTTCGATTGAGCGACCTAAGAACCAGAATGTCAATATCATGTTTAACATTGCAAAGTCGTCTGGCGTCCAGTGCGTTTTTGCTAAATCAACCCAATTAGCACCACTGTTGATAGCATGTACAATTATTGCAATCTTAAAACTGACGTACATACCAAATAGTACATAAGTTACCATTGGTCGGACTAAAGCGCTCAGGGCAGATACCCACTTGTAACTTGCAGCAGCTTCTTTGGCTTGACTTTCAAAAGCAGTTTGAATTGCCTGTGTTTGGGCAATATTGTAGTCCATGTACTTTTCGTCTAACTTGATTTGACCTTTGGTCTTTTCCAAGTCGATCTGTAGGTTGTACATTGACAATTCGTGTTTGCGATCGTCTTTACGATCCAAAAATTTTAGGACTTCTGGTGCTAAACGGAACAATCCGCCAAATACTGAGCCTAATAGGCCACTTGCTGCAAATTCTAACATATCAATTCCTATCTTTACATTCGGTGGGTTTATTGATGGACAATCCACCAAGCAAACCCACAAAAGCCCCGATTACTGTGTTGAACGCAGGACCTATAATAGAAAATATTTTTTCATTGTCTACTTCTGGTACGAATAGGGCTTGTAGCATCACAGCTACAACACCCAAACATATTATTGCCAGCGTCATTACCACTATGATGATAATATTTTTGAATAGTTTGTCATCTTTCATGGTTACTTCTTATAGGATATAGTATCGCTACCTTTGCTGACTGTTACTTTATCATTTTCTACCACAACATGTAATGGTTCTTCTTTTTTATCTATACGAGATAATAGATCGTGAATTACCTTAAACTCTGGTTTTTCTTCTTTTTCTTTGGTTCCTGTGATTCCAGTTACCATAGCTATTAGGGCCATTACAGCAGTTGATACCAAACCCACAACTGCAGGCAGGGTGTTACTGTCTAGAAAAGCGCTTGCTACTACTCCTACTACAACTAATAATACAATCCAAGGTACTGCGGTTTTGCCGATGTATTTACTAGCAACTTCTCGTGCAGTACTTTGTGCGTCGTGCTTTTTTTGTTCTACTTCGCTTTGAGCGTGTAGTAGTTCGATATCTTTGTCTTTACTAAACATAGTAAGCCCCTTACTTTAATCCAAGGTACTTTGCCACTGTTAATAGTTTGCCCAATCTTTCACCAACACTACCGGGCGTGTCAGCATCAGTCATCAAGTAATCCCAAACAGCTCCTGCAATTTGTTCATTGTCAGCAGTAAGTGAACCACTAAATCCTAGATTCTGTACTAAGCTACTTACTGTATTTCTAACAACATTCGCTCCTGATGCGGTTACAAATGGTGTTGGAAAATTATCACTGTAAACAATTCCATCTATTTCACAAGCACCACTAATAAATATACGCCAGTTATTTATTAAGAAGTAAGTATCTCCAGTAAACTGATTGCCACCAATAGGATCTCCACCAGTATTACGCATAGCTGGAAGGTATTTAATATGGTCTCTAATTAGTGACCATTCCTTCCAGCTACTATAAATATCTTGTTTTACATTGACTATTGTTTCGCCAGGATTTATTATAATTAACCTATTGACACCATCAAAAGTAACTTTGTGATAATTTAACCAATCCTCTTGCCAGTTATTCAATAGTTGAATCATAATTATTCCTTACTGAACAACTTCTTTCCAAGAAATTTTGGCATAAAACTGAGCTGGATTAGTTCCGAATAACTTCTTAACTACAAGAGTAAATAGGAATCTACCGCCAAAATCGCCCATAGCCATTCCACCAGAAGTATAAGTTCCGAAACCAGTAGAGTTTACTGGTATAGTTAGAGCTGCATCTGTGTAAAGTTCTATTTGATTTGCAGCAATAGGCTTAGCATAGTAGGTGTTACCGTTTAGCTGAGTCATGCCAACTACACCGGAAATAGTTAATGCTTCGCCATTTCTGAAATACGTTCTTCCCGGCAATGTTGGTAGTCCAGATCTTGTTGCTGTTCCAAGGGTCAATACGGCCGTAGTTGCATTGCTGGCAGCAGTTATGTTCTGTACAACAGTTCCACCATCTTCAGAATAATTCTTAAACGCACCATACTGCATATTATCATAGGTAGTAGTGGTGTCTATAGTGTCACGACCATTCACAAATCGTTGACTTACTGCTAGTCCGCTAGCAATAAATGTTCCTGCTGTGTCATATTGAACTGTTGATACTGGTGAAACTGCATTCCAAACAGTTCCTCCAAGAACAGCTTCTGCGTAAATTTCAAACTCAAAAAGAACTGGCTGACCAGTTACTGTATCGTAACCAATAACTTCAATTTCTGTTGGCCAGTAAAGAGATCTGTTAGGTTGCCCATTAGGAAGATTTAGTCCAGGAGACAACGTTCCAATATATTGATATGTGTCGTTGACAGATATAACCTTGCTGAAACTTCTAAGTGAAGGAGCTGCTGTAGTTCGAACATCAAGTGTGCTTTCTGTCCAAACTGCCATACAGAAAGCACGCATCTCGCTTGAGCTACCTGTTGCACCAGTGTTCGTCTGGTGTACGCACACTGGCAAACTACCCATTGCTGTAACAGGTGTTGAAGCGTTGTTTCCGTGGTAGTATTCATGAAGAACTAAACGCTGACCGTTATAATATGTTCCATATCTAACGCGGCCGGCGCCAAGCCACTGAACGTCTATCCAATAGATGTTGTCTTTGGTTACGTCGAGATCCATGCCTGAAGAACCAGTGCCATCTGCTTGATCTCTATTCCATTGAGATTGAGGGATAAACGTATCTATTACTGTACCACTTGTGTTAGAACGAAAACCAACGCCAAGAGTAGTTCCTTGCATCATAAAGAAGAAACCGTTCTTGTCGTCGAACATTCCCCATTCACGCATCAAACCAGTCTTGCCACTATCTCCCATTGCAAACGTGCCGATGAATAGGTGGCTTGAGCCGGGAAAGTAGTGGTGATATGTGTTTGATGTGTATGAACTGTGTGAACCTGATGTTGTAGTATTGGTTAAAACGAGTGCACGAGCGTTGGGATCCCATGAAGGCGCTCCGCCGTTCATGAACATGCCATTGAACTGAGTGGGTAGTGTTCCGCTGCTGAATACATACTCACCAAGAATAGTGGCACCTGAAGTTCTCAACTTACCAAATGCATCTAATTGTGGTAATCCTTCAGAGAATCTGATATTCATAGATCCTGTGGCGTCTACATCTACACCATTTTCAGGATTGTCATAGCCAATAATATGATTTGAATTTACAAAAACATCAACAAAACTATCTACTTGTGCTACTGTTGAACCTGTATCAGGATCTACAATGGTTTCATTGACTATAGGAGATAAATTATTATAAGTAGCAGATTTAGAGTAGTGTACTTCTAATACACCAGAAGTAATACTAGACTCGTAAATACCATGAACGTGTATAGTCCAGCCACTAGTACCAAGTGTATATCTTTCTCCTAGTTTCCAAACATATCCACCGGTTTTTGCTTTGTAAAATACTTGTGCAGTATGTTTTAAACGTACCCGTTTGCCAGTACTATCTGGCGGTACACGTAGATAATTGCGTTCTCCGGCCATTGCTTATTCCTTTACTTGTTGAGAATTTTTTCTTGCCAAAAATTCCTCGAACGCCTCTTTCTGCTCCGGTGTCATTGGCTTGGCTTCTAAAACCTTGGGCTCACTCAGTGGGGAACCATCTGCATCTTTCATAGAAGCAGTTATCATTTCAGGAGTTACTTCTACTTGTTTAGAAGTAACATTATATAATTTTGTCTTTAAAATATTAGTTACGGGTTCTATTTCTACTCCCCATGCTTTTCCGTAATTGTCCCAAGACATTAGGTTGTCTAGCATAAGAGTTTCTACAATAAGTACTATATTTCTTTGACGATCACTAAAATCGTCAAAACCCATGTTTTTTCTAAAGTAGAGTGATGCTTCAAGACAGGTAGAGTGTACAAAGTCGTAATCAGTTTCTGGTTTAATTATAACTATCTTACCAGTTTTGTCTACTAATAAATCCCATACTTTTGTAAAATTATCCCATCTTTGGCCTGGTATTAGTAATTTTTCAACCTGTTGTAAGATTATCTTGTTATTCTCAGAAGCCACATTCTTTTTGGCTCTAAAACAAGCATGTCTTACATCACTTCTACTGTACATAAGTTGTCTCCGAAAGTCCTGGCACTGGAACACCAGTGCCAGGATTAGTCGTTAATTAAGGAAAGGTAGTACCTTGAGAGTAGTTTCTTTCAAGAGCAGCAACCAGCGATGCACTATTTCCGGTATTTTTACCAATAGTAGTCGTGGTAGAAACAAACTGACCAGTGCTCAAACCGAGACCTACAACAGTAACGTCTGCAGGAGTGTTACCAGTTCTTCCACCTTGAATATTGTTGTCATAATCAAAGGTGTGAGATACAAACGATCTCTTTGTTGGCCAGTTTGGATTGACTACACCAGCCATGTCAACGTCGTCGTTGTCCTGAACGATAATGGCATTAGTAGTTCCATACTCATTACCATTGGCGTTGGTAAAGAATACCCAATACTTGGAGTACTGATCGTTCTGAAGATTTTCACCGAAGTTAACTCTTAATGAAGCAACGAATGGGAAGTTAACAGTAGTTGCTGCAAATGAAGGTGATGTAGTCCAAGTCGCCATCTGAATGTTGTTAGTATCAGATGCATTATATGAGTCAATATAAACACCCAATGAAGTGTCAAGTCTATCACCGGTGAATTTTAATAGTGAATTAGCAGTCTTACCAGTTACAGAACCACTTGATGCGTCAATGTCAATATTCTGGCGTAGTTTGTACTGTACAGCTTCGTAAATTTCTTGAACTGTTGCAGCACCACCAGAACCTGTTCCTGGTACTGTAGTATCGCCGTCTATAATAACTGTGAATGGATAATATGTAGTACCAATCAAACGCTCGCCTTCATATGCTGCCCAGTTAGTGCTGTTGGCAGAAGGTTGTGTGGCATTTGAGGTATAGGCAACAATACACTTGTACCAACGATTATTGCCTGTGTCTTTTACTACATCACCAATGCTATAGGCAAATGAACCACTGTCATAGTTTCCTAGAACAGTGTAAAAGTCGCCTAAAGAATCACGCAGATATGTGATGTTTACGTTTGCATACACACCAACGTCTGGAGTTCCATCTGAGTTAGCGTCAATCTGAACTTCGGTCTTGGAAATCTTAAGGTCAGTAGAGTTGGTAAGAGGGAAACGATATGCTTGTGATAATAGTGTTGCAACACCGATATCAGCAATCTCAGACTGAGCGTATAGTTTCTGCCACTCACGAACGAAGATCTTAAAGTAAGCCTTGCGAGAAAAGTCATTGCCCTCAGCAAAGTTGCCATCACCGTCATCATCGCGAAGAATTTGAACAGCCTGATTAACTGGTCCTGTTAGTTTAAAGTTAACAGAAGCAGTGGTGGCGCCAACCTGCTGATAATAAACTTGGTCTGTTGAGCCCAAGGTACCTAGTGTAACGATACCAGCCCACTCTTCTAT